ACTTGAGACTATCGTACACACTTTCTGGTTGTTGTATTCGTATGGCTTGGACAAAAGGTATGGTTTACACGTTTCCTTTTGATGAGTTTGCGGAACACGTAGCTGGACGGTATGTTGTAAAAGATGCGTGGGGAGACGACGTTGATATCAGAGACGTTGATCTTGTGCTTCCTGTGTCGATGGTGAAGCTTTGGGACAGCTATAGTAGCTGTGCTGAGTGGCTGGATGCATCCAAAAGAAATGGGTATACGTTTGCTGTTACAAAGGTCTGCGCGAAAGAGCTCGAATCTGAGCGTGCGCTCAACTATCAGTTTGAGCAGGTGTTTGATTTGACCGAAGAAGATGTTGACGAGCTTGTCGCCCCAACAATTGATGAGATAAACGGGGCGTTGTGTGGTGATTGGGCTAAGACAGTTTTGTATCTAAAAGGAACTGGGCTCAATGAGCAGAACGTACTTAATCTGGATAATGACTGGCAAAAGGCTCTTATGGTTGAACCAAGGCTGATTGACGATCCGTTTGTTAGGTCGAGCATATACAGCTTAATAAAGAAGCGAATAGACGAAGCAAAGGTTGGTGTACTTAAAGTTCATGGCAACTACTCAACGGCCAGTGGAGATCTATACGCTTTGTGTCAAGGAATGTTTGGTATGGAAATCACAGGGCTTCTCAAGGCCGGAGAGATATACAATCATTTCTGGGCGGATACGGACGCAGAAGAGTTACTCGCATTTAGAGCACCTATGAGTTGTGCGGAGAACGCAAGGCGTGTCATACCATCCAGAGATGAAGATGTGCTTCGATGGTTTAGATATATGACTGCGTGTACCGTTGTGAGTGCTCATGATAATATGATGGGCGCGTTAAATGGAATGGATTTCGACGGGGATTTGGTCATGCTAACAGATAATCCGGTTCTTTTGCGTAGACAAATTCCACTACCGACGCTGATGTGTGCGCAGAAGAAAGGAGAAAAGAAGATACCAACAGAAGAAGACTTTATTCGTTCAAATATAGCAAGCTTTGGAAATGATGTTGGTTCTATTACAAATAAGGGAACTTCGATGTATGAGGTTGCTTCGAAGTTCGATAAATCCTCCGAAGAGTATGCTGAACTGCGGTACAGGATTCGCGGAATTCAGGCGATACAGCAGGAGGCCATAGACAAAGCAAAAGGCATCGTAGCAACACCGATGCCGAGATGCTGGTATGATAGACACGCGATAGGCGGAGATATGACAGAAGAGAATAAGAAGTTCCTTAGGTCGATCGTTGCGGATCGTAAGCCATACTTCATGAGATATATTTATCCTAGTCTTTCTAAAGAGTATACTAAATATATCAGAGACACAAATAAAAATGCGATGCGCAGGTTTAGAATGTCTGTTGATGAATTGATGTCTATGCCAAGTAAAGATCTGACGGATCAACAGTTGGAGTTTCTCCAGAGATATAGATATTATATGCCGGTCGGTACTGGGGATTGCACGATGAATCGTATATGCAGAAGAGTAGAGAGAGAGTATGATAAGGTGTTATCCAAGAAGAGGGATGAGGTTCCGTTTGATTATACGATTCTTAGAGGTGATTCTGATTATTCTGTTTCTCATATGAGAGCTATAAAAAGACTTATGGAGGAGTACGATAAGATAGTGAGAGATCGAGTAATAGCTGCCGAGAGAACCAGAGTAAAGAAAGAAGACAGGATTGCTAACGCTCAATTGCTCGACGACATTTTTAGAGAAGCGTGTACATCTGCGTGTCCAAACAAAGAGGAGCTGTGTGAAATACTTATCGACCTATGTTATACAAAAGAAAAGTCAAAACAATTTGTGTGGAGAATGTGTGGAGATGATATCGTGAAAAAACTCATGAAGAAAAATAAATCGATCCAGTTCCCGACAAAGAGCGATGGCGGCGGCGTCGAGTGGATGTCTGAAAGTTTTGAGGTTGCTTCTGTGCAAGTGGATGTGGTAGAGTGAGTATTATCCTTAACGAAACCCGGTGGGCAAAAGACGCCATCGATAATAGTGATCTTGGAAAGGATCCATATGAAACACTCAAGAGGGTGGCTAGATACTATTTTGACGAGGGACACTCTCGTGAACAGGTTAAACTTCTTTTGGATGGTTTTTTGATTTCGTGCGATCCGTCTGTGTCTACTGTAAAGTGGACACAGACAATCGGGAGCGCAATATCATACGCAAACAAACATAATGCAATAAATATTGGATCAATAGCCATCACCGAATCCGAACTCAACAAGATCAAGTCTGCTGGCGTTGGTCGTATGGCAGAAAGGCTTGCGTTCGCATTGTTGTGTCTGGCAAAGTATTGGTGCTTAGTTTCTTCCGGAGATACCGGATGGGTATATAATAATGATTCGGATATTATGAAGATGGCGAATATTAAGACATCCATAAAGAGGCAGTGTATGTTATATAACGACTTAGTGGAATGCGGCTTAATATCTTTGCCTCATAAGATAGATTGTATGAATGTAAAAGTGAACTTTATAGATAATGAATCGCCTACTGCGATTGAAATATGCGACTTTCGCAATCTCGGCAATCAATACCTTATGTATATAGGAGAGCCGTTTTTTAGATGCGCAGAGTGCGGTACCGTAGAGAAGAGAAATGCTGTTTCAAGAGGAAGAAAGCAAAAGTATTGCATGAAGTGCGCCGCTCAAGTGAAGACTAGGCAGAGCGTTGAGGCCGTGATTCGAGGAAGACTTCGCGTATAGCATATCGATATATGTGACGTAGATACGTGTTAAACAATGAAATGTTGGAAAAAATAAATGCGTTTTCTTCATCAAATCATGTGTATAAAAGCGCGTATCTACGTCATTTTCGGACGCACGAATTTGAACAAAACGTCCTCGTTAGGCGTGCTATTATTAGGTAGGAAGAGTGGGCTCATAACGCTCTTGATTTCCCACCATAATCATTTATTTGAAAGGTTGTATGTTTTAATGTTGGCTATTACAAAATTTGAGGCTTCCGAACTTCGCCGTCGTTGTCCGAATGTTCATATCGTCCGGACTATGAGACAGAAGTCGCGTCGTGGCAATTATTTTTGCGAAGAGACAGTTGCGGCGATTCGCGTTATTAAGGAGCTGCGGTCTGGCGAGATCAGTGACGTTGAATGAATATAATGCTTGCTCGTCAGCAAGGGGAAACAGATCTGCAATATCATCGTCGTCTTGTGTACGGTAAGCTTGTTGATAAAACGCTTTCCGATGTAGACTATACAGAGTTGGCAGAGGCTATCTACGGGCAACCATACGCTCCTGATGTTGCAAGAAGAATGGCATATGGTAGTCGAAGAACTCTTGATCTTATAGCAAAAGAAGGTCTTGCTCCTGCTCAGGTGAACGATATTGACGATCGTATCGCTGAGCTTAAGATTGAGCGGCAGAAGCTTATGGATCAGAGAACAGCGTTTAATAAATCTATCAGAGAGGTTGCGCGACAGCAGGAGTTGACTGAGATCATTGAGAGTGCTGTGAATAATGGTGCCCTTCCAAAACTTGAACCAAAAGAGCGTATTATCTACGCATCTGATGGAACAAGGGATCTTCTTGTTAGTTTGAACGATTTGCATTTCGGTGCTGTTGTCGATAATAAATGGCGTAAGTACAATCCTGATATTTGTCGCCAAATGCTTATCGAGTATGCAGAAAAAGTTGAGCGCATCGCCGTTGAGACGGGTGCTATCAATTGTTATGTATGGAACGCCGGAGATAGTATATCCGGATCAATTCACAAGAGTATTCAGGTGACTAACAAGGAGAATGTAATCAAACAAACATGTGGAGTGTCTGAACTTATTGCAGAGTTTCTGACGTCTATTTCTCCGTTATTTGAAACGGTATCATATGTTTCTGTGGCCGGGAATCATAGTCGCATTGAAGCCAATAAAAAAGATGCACTTATATCGGAGCGACTTGATAATATCACAGGTTGGTATCTTGATGCGCGTATGCGTGATGTTGCGAACGTAAGAATTATGAACGAAGCAACAATCGACGACACAATGTTTTTACTGGATATTCGAGGAAAGAAATATTGTGGTGTTCATGGCGATTTTGATACGAGTATATCTAGTGTACAGTCGCTGAAGTCTATGTGCGAGCGCATCGGAGAATGCGACGGGTTATACGCTGTGTTATCTGGGCACCTGCATCATAATAAGATAGACAGTGTGAACGGCGTAAAGTCAATAATGGCAGGGTCTTTCTTGGGTATGGATGATTATTGTATTCAGCGCCGTATTTGCGGCAGACCGGAGCAGATAGTTTGTGTCTGTGATAATTCCGGTATTGTGTGCTCATACGACATTCAATTTTCTGAATCATAATTCAGTGAATTGTAATTCAGAGATGATGATGTATGACACGCACCGAGTATTATTTCATCCTTAAAGATAAATATCAAGATGTTGATACGTTTTCTGAGATTGAAAGGACGTTTCGAAAGGTCGAGGAGTATTTTTCTCAACACGAAAGAATAGCAATATCCGTGTCTGGCGGAAGCGATTCTGACTGCATCGTACATTTGGTATGCACTTATTTTCCTGAGTATCTTGATAAATGCAGGTTTGTCTTTTGTAACACAGGGCTTGAATATGATGCAACAAAACGACATCTTGATGATATTGAGGAAAAATACGGGATCAAGATAGATAGAGTTAGAGGAACAAGTGTTGTTACTTCTGTGAGAAAATATGGCGTACCAATACTTAACAAATATAAATCAAACGTCATAGATGCATATCAAAGAGGAAAGCGGTATGCGGAAAGGTATATTTTTGAGGACGGCGCTGTAAGGTATCATGTAATGACGTTTACAGAGAAGCAGAGAGAAATGGTCAGATACGCAACAAAAAATGGAATTAAGATATCGGATAAGTGCTGTGATATAAGCAAGAAGAAACCCCTTCATGATTATGAAAGGTTGCACAATATAGACCTCAACATAACCGGAGAACGGAAGGCTGAGGGTGGGCGAAGAGCAATGGCTCACAAGTCTTGCTTTGAAGAACAAAAAGGTGGAAGACATAAATTCATGCCACTTTGGTGGTGGAGCGACGACGTCAAGGAAGCTTTCAAACAGGCAGAGGGGATTAGATACTCAGACTGTTATGAAGTGTGGGGGATGTCTCGTACCGGATGTGTTGGATGTCCTTTCTCTCTTGAAATAAAACAAGATCTTGAACGAATGCAGAAGTATGAGCCAAGAATGTATAAGGCTTGTATGAATGTGTTTGGGAAATCGTATGAATTAATGGATATGTTCAGATGTCACTCGCCCGCAAGAAGAGATGGTGAGAACAATACTATGTACGGAAGAACATACGAAGATTCACCTCTCAAGAAGAGCGTTCTTTGTGTCGAAACTGGTAAAGTGTATACTTGCATGAAAGTTGCAGCCGAAGATACCGGATGTTTTGCTACAGCAATAACTGCTGTATGTAGGGGGAAGCGAAAGACAACAGGCGGTTATCATTGGAAGTATGTAGATGCCGATTCGGAATAAGCTAACGGAGCTACGCACGCCTCTGTGCCGTTGCATGCGTACCAAGCGTAGCCATTTAATGCACATCACAGCGGCATCATTATTCTCCTAAAATGATACATAAATTAGGAGAATAAGAGTGTTTAGGAGTATTTTTAGGAGGTGGGAACGATGCCTAGAAAAACGAAAATGAATAGGGGGCTTACTTCCCCCGATTTGATAGCAAAAGTAAATCCTGATAATATTCAATTAAAAGAAGATTTTCTTGAATATTTGAAGTCAATCCAGCGTAGTCCACTCACAATAAACGGATACGCAAATGACCTCGACATCTTCTTTTGCTGGGTTCTTGAGAACGCAGACAATAAGGCGTTCGTAAAGATTACTAAAAGAGAGCTCGTCAGGTTTCAGAACTGGCTATGTAATGACAATGAAAACGGCTCCGCAAGAGTTCGTAGAATCAAATCTGCAATAAGTAGTCTAAGCAATTATGTTGAGAATATTCTTGATACAGAAGAGGAGTTCAAAGATTTTCGATCAATAGTTAGGAAGATTGAGAGCCCTGCGATGCAGCCTGTCAGAGAAAAAACTATCCTGACAGACGATCAGGTTGATATGTTGCTGAGCACCCTTACTGAAAAGGGAAGGTATGAGCAGGCGTGTCTCGTTGCGCTTGAAATGTTCTCTGGTAGACGAAAAGCAGAGCTTCCGAGATTTAGAGTTAGCGATTTTGATGACGACAAACTCGTGTGCGATGGAGCGCTTTATAAGAGCGATCCTATAAAAACAAAAGGTCGCGGACTCGGTAAATATATCCCATGCTATACATTA